TTGTCACCAACATTAGACAGGTCAATCGGACCGACTTTGTTAATGTCCCAGCCAAACCAATTACCTTTATCATTGCTTTCAGCAACGGTAGACAGTTGATATTTGTGGGACATCATTGGCAAAGTGTACGGACCGTTTTTGCCTTCTGCTGTAAGTGACTGCATTTGTGTAACCCACTTGCGAGCTTTTTTCAGCTGTGTGCTAGACATGGTAATTAAGCAACGCTGTGGACCATCTTCATCAAGTAGGATTACAAAAAACTGAGCTGTATTAGTAAGGATATTGCCATTAGGCAAAATCTCTTCACCGCGCTCATTTTTAGTGGTGGTGTTAACGATAGCATCGTCTGGCTGGTAAGAACCATAATACCCACCACCCTTTTCACGCGGAGCCCACTCAACATAACGGCGATTGTAATAGCACGGCACAACCGTGATACCCTGTTCACCATCGTATGCTTTATTGGCTACAGTATTAAAGATCATGCCAGCTTCAGCACCATCAACATACGCACCATCACGCTTATTAACCTGTGGGCTAAGTTGTGCAAGGATACGCAGGAAGGGGATAGCCATATCCTCTGAACTGGTTTCCTCAAAACCCAGACCACCAAGGTCTTCAAACTGTGCTACTGCAAGAGCAGTGGCTTCCTTTTTTGCTACTTCAGTTGCCATATTTACCTCCTAGTAATCTTGGCTCTTTGCCCCACGAATATACCCAACAGGTCATACGGCAAATTTTCACCTTTTTCTACCTGTTCCTTTACAAAAGACTTGAGTGTCATGGGTTCTACCCAAGTTTTTGTTTGAGTTGCCATACCGCGCTGTTCTAGCTCGGCAAGCAAATCTTTTGCGAGGTTATCCTCACCACGACCAAAGGCCGCAGTAACGTGGTTCTTTATTAGAGAACCATGCCCCGCTTCAGTAAGCCAATGAAAGGCTTCGTCAGCACGGTCTTTAGCAATGCTGGCACTGTAATAAGGTGCGACCTTAATTTCACTGCCATCATCCATTTTAAGCTCAGACATACCATGCTCATCCATTGCCGCTGGGAGCAAATCCTCAGCAATTTTGCGATGGTCGCGCTTGGCATCTTTGAGCTCTTGCTCAAGATCAGCGATCCGTTGTTCCAACATAACTTGTTGTTTACATAGGTTGCTTATAGTGCTGATACCTGATTGATTAATGCTGGTTAGGTCTCCAGCCACACTTTCAAAGTCCATTAGGCAGACTCCTTCCTATGGTATAGATCTACTTCCAACGGATAGTAGCGTTCCTCTAGCCTGTCCCACTTCAATGCTTTGAACTTGCCACTGTTACGCCGCGCCGCTTCAGCACAGGCAATGCCTATACATAAGGGGTCGCCAGAGAGCAGTAGGTAGTCGTCATCATTGAAGTTACGCAAGCCACGATGAATGCGCCTAACTGTTGGCTGAGTGCTAAAAGAAACCTGTTCCTTGGCCGGAACAAGTATTTGCAGGTCACCGAAGGCAACTGCATCTGTGATATCTCTACCACGCACTTCTTGTGTAATGTAGACTGTCACGGCTTTCTACTCCGCTTTGCTTTCTACGCTGGGCGGGATTGCCCAACACAATTACCATACGCTTTTATATATAGTAGTTAAATAAAAAAGTTATCATACTGGTCTATCCGATATTTTAATATCTGATATCTGATATCTGGGAATTGTTAATTTACAAACGCTTACTTTGACTGGTCGCGCGGATAAAAACAAGACGCAAAAAGTGTAGTCAAGATTTTGGTTTGGGTGCTATTATACAAAGTACCCATTAGAAAGCGGTGTTATGCGTTATAAATTTAAGTTTCAACCCTACCAGCATCAGCTGGAAGCACTGAAAAAGTCTTGGAACAAAACCGAGTTTGCCTATTTCATGGATATGGGAACAGGCAAATCCAAAGTGCTTATTGATAATATGTGCGTCCTGTATGACCGTGGCGAAATTACCGCCGCGCTTATTGTCGCACCCAAAGGTGTATATAGAAACTGGGAGCAAGGCGAACTGCCCACACACATTCCCGACCATGTTATGTATGACACGGTGCTGTGGAATCCTAGCCAAACAAAAACACAGCTTGAAAAGCAAAAGACATTGTTTTTCCCAGATGATAACCTCAAGATTTTTGTTATGAATGTTGAGGCGTTCAGCACTAAAAAGGGCTGTGACATAGCCGAGCGGTTTTTGCAAGCGCATAGCGCACTCATGGCTGTAGATGAAAGCACTACCATAAAAAGCAAAGATGCCAAGCGCACCAAAAACATTGTGAAAATTGGTAAGTCGGCCAGATACAGGCGTATCCTAACAGGCTCGCCAGTAACCAAAAGCCCTATGGACTTATACACACAATGTGAGTTCCTTGATTCGTGGTTGCTAGGCCACAGTAGCTACTTTAGCTTCCAATACGAGTACGCTGTCGTGCAACGCCGTAGTATGGGAGCGCACAGTTTCAATCAGGTTGTGGGCTACCGTAACCTTGAAAAACTCAACGGCATACTGGAAAACTTCAGCTTCCGTGTTAAGAAAGAAGACTGTTTAGATTTGCCTGATAAAGTGTATATCAAGCGAGCAGTAGAGCTTACCGATGAGCAGAAATCAGTCTACAGTAGCCTTAAAACATTTGCCCTAGCCATGCTGGAAGAAGGCTCTGTAACTACCGATACAATACTGACACAGCTATTACGGTTACAACAGGTTTGTTCAGGCCATGTGAAACTAGATGATGGCGAAATGAAAACCTTTAACTCAGCCAAACTGCCAGAACTTATGTCGGTGCTTGAAGAAGTTGATGGCAAAGTTATCATATGGGCTAACTTCACACACGACATTAAGAACATCGAGCAAGCTATTGCAAAAGCATACGGCGAGCAAAGTGTAGCTACATACTATGGGGAAACTGAGAGTGATGAGCGACAGGCTATTGTCAACCGTTTCCAAGACCCTAACGACCCACTTATGTATTTTGTAGGCCAACCACGGACAGGTGGTTATGGCTTGACACTGACAGAAGCTAAAACGGTGGTGTATTACAGCAATAACTTTGACCTTGAAATACGGTTACAAAGTGAGGATAGAGCGCACCGTATCGGGCAAACTAGCAAAGTGACATATATTGATATTGTAGCGGAAGATACAGTTGATGAGCGTATCTTGAAAGCCTTGAGGAATAAAATCAATATAGCAAGCCAAGTCCTCGCAGAAGACTTTAGGGATTGGATTGTTTAGTTCTGTTTGCTTTTCATAAGCCAAACGAAACCAAACAGTAATGCCGCTCCAGTAAGAACTGCTAAAATGATTACTACTATTTCAACAAACTTTTGCCTACGCTCACGCTGTCGGTAAATTGTTTCTTGGCGTTGTTTACGGATTTGACCTTCCATTGCAATAAGCTCATCCCATGCTTTTGAACCAACGGTATATTGCAACCACTGTTTAAGTTCATCGCGTTGTGCTTGAGCTTTTTTCTTTGCGGCGAAGGCTTCTATCGCTTCTTGTTCTACAGACTTACTGCTGATTATTTTCTTAAAAATAGGTGGGTTCTTAGCTTCTTTTTCAGCTTGCTCAATATCGGAAAGCGCACCCATCCACCTTGATAAATCACTAGCCATAGATTCAAGATCACGACCTATAGCGAAACCTCTTTTAATCGCACCAAAAGCCGCTGAAGCGGTCGCCATTGCACTTACAGGATCCATAATTAGTACACTGCTCTCATACGGTCTACAAGCCGTTGTGCTCTATTAGTAACTTGCTGATACCAGCGTGAATCAACCATTTCATCAGCGGCTTTATTCCAATCACGAGCATCTACACCAGCTTTCATTCCTTTAAATTTGCTGAGGCGTGGTCTGCCCATATTGAACATCATGTTTGCAATTATGTGTTGGACTTCTTCCGGAAGCGTTTCAAAATCTTCATAGAGCGTATTGCAGTCATCCAGTACGATACCCATGTCTGTATTGAATGCCTGTATGACACGAGCTTCGCTGACACTCGTCCCGACTTCTGCTCCATGCTCTGGATCCGTTTCGCTAATAAGATGGCCAATACCAAAAGTAGGGTAGCCAAGATGATCCAAGTAAATGTCATACCTACACCCCTCATCTGCTTCTATTTCTTTGCGTAATTGCTCTAAATTCATAACTTATCCTAAACTCATAATCCCTTGGCCACGGCTTGCTATTGCACCACCTATTTCATCACGGGGAAACAGAGAGGCATAGTCCGTGGAGCTTGGTTGTGTGGCAGGGGGCGTACTCGCTAACGGTATTTTAGGCAAACCTATATTAGCACTCGCTACAGGAGGCGCAGGAGCGGTTACAGGAGGCGTGACAGGCGCAGTAGCTACATCCGTAGTAGCCTCTGTTTCTAGAGCTGAGGTATCCCCCATAGCAGGAGCCATTTGGGTGCGTAATGTTTCTTCCTCCAGGGTTTCACTTTGGTCTACAAAACCCTTACGCATAGTGTCTAGTACGACGCCGTACACGGAATCTTTCCCAAGTCTAAACCACCCTCTATCATGGACTCTTTTCATTTGGCCTACAGATGGAGGAGATGCTAGGAACTTAGCCATAAGGTTGGCTTGCAGAACAGTTTTCAATGCCCCAAGTTCGAGAGCTTGCAATGCGGCAACAGTAGAAGCAGATTGCAAACTTGAACCTAAATCATCGAGTTTGTTTGTGTACTGTACATAAGTACGAAGATCCGCTAGCTCTTGCATATATTCAGGATGAGCCGCATTCTTAAACAAGGGCTGGAGGTTTTTGTACTCATCTTTGAATAACAAAAGTTTTTGCATTTCAGTGGAAAGAACTTTTGGATCAACAACATCTGCACCTAGATCAGTACTATAAGAAGTTGCTTTTTTAAGGATACTGTCAAAAATAGATGCTCGCATATTAAGCGCACGGTTGCTCAAAAACCCACCGCCCTCTGCAATAAACTTAGCAACTTCATTATCTGTCATATTGTTTATAAGCGTGATAGCCCGAGCACCGTTTGACATATCTCTAGCCAAGGCTGTTTGCACAGCATCTGACTGTATCCAAGCCGCCCGTTGTGCAATATCATCTATAGCCGCCCTATCTGCCGCGTTAGGGACAAGTTTTAAATATAACTCAGGGTCGTTTTCTTTCATTGTACGAATACGCTGAGCAATCAGATCAGGCTTTGAGCCAAGGTCTTGAAGAAAACCGTTTTGCACATCACGCAAAAGTTGATTAGCGGCATCACGTCCTGCCGGAGTTTTAGAAGCACTGATTAACCAGTTGCTCATAACATTCCAATCAGAAGAGTTAAACTCACCCGACCAGAATTTTTTACCGAGTTCAGCAGGGTTTACCTGTGTGTTCCTTGCAAAAAAGGTATGGAGCTTACTGGCGTTTTTCACATC